TGTTGTTGAAACCATAGAGATTGCTACTCCTACTGATATTGGTAAAGCTGCTGTTGCTAGAGGTTCAAATCTTACAATTTTATCTCCTGCTGCACCTAACAAGTTAGCTGAAGTTACTACTCCAGTAATTGCTGCTCCACCAGAACCTAATCTAATTGAAGTATCATTACCTCCGCCAGTATAAGCTGCTGTAGCAAAATCATAAATTGCTACTGCTCTTACAAATACTAAAGCATAATCAGAAGAAGGAGCTGCTACTAATGTAGCGCCAGAAGCATGACCTAAATCACCTGCTGCTGTTCCTACAATTTCTGTAGCTGTTAAAGTTGTTAATACAGTTAACTCTTGTCCAGAGTTAGCTACATTTCCTAATAACTGAGCATTTAATAATCCAGTAGTACTGTTTATAATAGCAGCGTCTAAAGCATTTACTCTTGTTATTAAAGAATTATATTCTACAGTTGTTACTGGTAGTTGGTCTTTTGTTTCACTAAATTTTTTTACAGTTAGTGGGTTATATTGTGGTGTTACTGACATTATTTATACTTATTAATAGTTAATACTAATTTATTTAACAAATGTACTTATTATATATGATTTTATAATTAAAATAATTATTTATTTTTGTGTATTGTAATATAGCTTAATTAGTAGTTTTTTGTACTATAAAGAATTTAATGGTTGCTGCTGCATTTAATGTTGTAGTAGCACTAGCATTGTAAATATTAAATACACAAGTATTTGCAGTTACAGTAACTTTATTTAATACTATAGCACCTCCAGCACCAGCATATTCTATTGAAGCATATACATGAGTATTAGTATCTATAATATAAGAGTTAGTTAATGTTATTGATGTTGATGCTAGTCCAGCAGTAGTTAATCCTGCTGTAGTAATTACTCCAGATATTTCATTTATAGTAGGAGTATTACCAGCAGTAGTAGTAGCTGATTCCAGGTTTACTGGTTTATTATTAGTTAGTTCCATTATTCTTTAGGTGTTTTAGCATCATATTCTGCTGGTTGATAATCTTTAACAGCAGCTCTAGCTGCTTGTACTGTTTTTTTAAGTATTTCTAAATGTACTTCATCTGATAATTGAGATACTGTTGCTGTAGCTAGTCCAGTTAAATCTATTGGAGTAGGTTTTGCTATGTACCTAAAATGATATCCTGTAATATTATAAGTACCATCTGTTATTAATTCTTGTTGTCTTCCTGTAATACGCATTCTCCATACTTTTCTATTAGTAGGTCTGTTAAAAGGGTCAGAAACTAATTGTTTATATTCATTATGATTAGTTTCATAAATTTCTAGTTTTAAAAATTTAGTAGTATCACAAGGGTCTACCATATCTGTAATAGCTTCCTCAAAAACAGTGAACCAAAAAACATCTGAATAGTCTGTTGGTCCACTTGTTATTAAGGTATTAGGCAATGTAACAAAAACACCATTATCCATATTTAATAATGGATTATATACTGCTGGAGTTAATATGTCATTTTTAACTAATTCTCCTAAATCTTGTATTCTTTTTTCTGTTTCTTCAAATCCTTCTCTAAGAATATTAGATTGAGAATTATAATATGACTTAACTAACAATTCTTGCTCTTGTGATGCAAAAATTGAAATTTCTGTAGGTTCCCAACTTGGTAACTGTAAAGTAGAAACTTTATCGTATAACATTAGAAAACCTGTAAGAAATTCTGCGTTAGTCATATTTTATTTATTTAACATTTTTAATCTGTGCTTCTAGTAATAATTTAACTTCTTGATTTAAAGTATGTTCTAGATATTCTACAGCTTCATTTAAATCTTTACCAATTGATTCTCCTCCTTTAATTGCGTACCCTCCTCCAGCTTTTCTTTCTAGTGCATTTGCCATTAAACATCTCTCAATAAATATTTTAGTATTGAATTGTTTATCTTTAACAATAGCTAAGAAATTTTTAGGATTATTATCAATTAATTTACTTATTTCAGATTTTAAAAACTCTTCATCATCAGTAGTAACTCTTTTACCAGCTACTCTTAATATATTACGCATTTTAAATTTATCTTCTTCAATCTTACCAAACTCTTTATAAACTTCTTTCATCAAGTCAAGTTTAGTAGCATTTTCTTTTTGCTCCTCTCCTTCATTAACTAAAGCAAATCTGTATTCTCCAGATTGTAGTCTTGCTTCCCAAGATGGTGCAATTCTTTTATCTGTTTTTAAGATTAACCATTTAAGGTAATCAACTGGATTATTTAAATCTAAATCAATTCCTTCTTTTTGAATTTTAACCCTAAACTTAACCCAAAATGGAGTATCTTTTCTATAAAAAGACATTTCTCCTGGCTTAAGCTGCATTTCATTCTCAAAGCACTCTTGCTCTTCTCTTGTTAGTATTTGTTTTAACTGGTTCTTCTGTCTGTCAATTCCTAAGTCTGTAGAAAATACAGCTCCAGTAAACATATATTCTCCATCATGTCCTTTACCAAGAGGAGAACCTAATCTTACAATTGGTACTATTTTAACTTTCTGATTCTTCAGAATGTCATTAATTGTTAACTTGCGTTTTGTTATTACTTCCGTTTCCATTGTTTTTGTTTTTTATTATAACAGAGTTGTTATAATCATTATTAAGCTTTATTCAAAGAACTATATAAAAATAGCTACTCCAGTTTTTAGTCTAGAGTAGCTATTTAGTTTTATTAATTACAAGTTAGGAATCATACGTGCAATTCTCATTGGATTGTGAACTTTCAAACCAACTGTTGATTGACGAACTACTTCATAACCATCTACTTTAGATACTTGCATTTTTGGTTTAGCACCACCACCTGGAGTAAAAGGGTCACGCATACCTGGTAAATAACCAAATAAATCTACAACACCTTTAACTTGTACTTTTTGGATGTTTGGTTTACCTTGTTGAGTACCAAAATCTAAGATTAGGTATTCGTAAGAAGATAAAATACCTCCATCTGGGTGAGCTACATCACACAATGATACATCATCCAAGAAAGGAATTAACATACACTCAATTTCAATACCATTGATGAAAGCATATCTCTTGAATTGACCAGAGTAACCCATGTCAAATCCTTTTCCAGTAATACGAGACTCAGTTCTATTTGGACCATAAGATACAGATTTAGTTTCAATTACTTTGTGTAATTGTAACAAACCATATTCTCCTGAGCCAAAAACAAATTTACGAGAATCTTCAGGAAGTTTACCTACTGACAAAGACATTAAGATTGCAGATACAACATCTAAATCCAATGTATTATAGTAGTGAACATTTGAAGGCGCAATTTGTTGGTAAAGACCAGCACCAGCAGTAATGTGGTAACCTGATTCTCCTTTATTAACATAAGTATTTTGAGCAGTCTTGTTAGAGATACCCCAAACACATGTCATTGCTTTCATACGTTTGAAATCTACTAAGAAGTCATAATCTAATTTACCAATCCAAGTCATATGACGTTTTCCAGAAGCATCTACAAAGTAGAATCCTAGAGGCGCATTTTCTTTTTGGTCAATCATGTTTCCTGGTACTGCATATTCTTTTTTAATCATTGAACAAACATTCTGCATTCTAAATGGAGAACTGAAAGACAATGAACTAGAACCACGACCAGAAAGTGTTTTTTCAACATAAGCACCCATCTTTACATATTTATTTCCAGCAGACAATAAAGCTGTGTCCATAAACAAAGTAGGGTCACCTGTCATTAATTCTACAGGATAAACCCAGTTAGAACCATTTGGTTTTGGGTCTCCAGTAATACGCAATTGATATTTTTCTTTTTCTGTGTAACCAGTTCCAATAACATCAATAGCTTCAAAAATACGGTCAACAAATTCTACATAGAATGTAGAGTTAGCAATACCTGGATTAGTAGGTTGTGCTGCCATTGTTGAATCATAATATTGAACAATAGGTATAGATTTAAATGCAGACTGTGAGTTTAACATCCACTCAAAAGGCGCATCTCTCTCAATTTCTAGAACTGGGAATTGGTCAATAAATCTATCTAAATCTAGTGAAAGGTTAACATCATAAATGTTATCCAACACATCATTTAGCATCACAGGATTAGAACCAAACATATTAAATATTTGGGTTTCTGTGGTCAATCCAGACCAATCTTTTGGGCTGAACTTCTGTAGTGGTGAAATTAAATTATTACTCATTGTCTGTTTTTGTTTTTATATTTGGTTAAGTTGGTGTTCTATTTTTGTCTGTGGGCCCAAGCTGCTTCTGCTTCTTTGTTTGTGTTTGTGTTTAATGTTGCTGTTTGCCCTGTTTTATTTTGTTTTGCTTTTATTGCTTCTTCTAATTGTTTTTCTAAATTTTTAGTCATTGCTGTTTCTACTTTTTTAGTTATAGCATCAAATTTACCTTCAAACAATCCTTGTTTAATAAAGTAATTAAGTTTCATATCAAAAGAAATTGGGTCTACTTCTCTAGCTTTCATTGCTAATGTTATTGCCTGATTTCCTCTATATTCAAGTGCTGTAGTTAAACTTTGATATAAATCTTTTTGCTCTTTTTCAGTAATCTTTTTTCCTGGTATAATCTCTTTAGTAGCTTTTACAACATCATCAACTTTTTTTAGCATACTTTTATTATACTCTTCTTGCTTTAATTTATTGTTATCTACTTCTTTTTTAATTTCTTCTTCTTTATCTACAGCATACTCTTTTAGTTCTTCTAAGGCTTCTTTAGCTAAATCTTCTAATTCTCCTAAGTCTTCTAGTCTAGATATTTCTTTTTTAATTCTTGCGTCTTTAAAAGCAGTAGTTTCTTTATAATGTGCTTCTACTATTTTTTTTTGTAAATCAACATCCTCATATAAAGTAGAAGCATCAATGTTGTTATACATAATCTGCTCAGATTTTATCTTTATCAAATCCATTAGAGGTACTCCATCTTCATAGTTATTTACAATATCTTGAATTACTTGTGGTAATCCTTCTTTGTA